TTATTGATGGTAAAACTGCATATGTAAATGGTAATCTAATAGAAGGATCTATCACATCTAAACCTGCTACTATATATACACCATCAACTAAGAATCAAATAATTAATGCTGGGCAATATCTTTCTGGTAATCAAACAATTGAAGGTGATGAGAATCTTATTGCAGCAAATATTAAAAACGGTGTAAATATATTTGGTATTACAGGTACTCATGCTGGTGCATCTGAATTGACTGAAGCTACAGTAACGAATGAGGATATTAAATCTGGTAAGATAGCATATGGTAATAATGGAGAAAAGATCATAGGTTCTATGTATACTGTAGATACTGAAACTATTATTACACCATCTATTAAAGATCAAATTCTCAAAGCTGGATTCTATAATGGAATCACCGTTCAAGGTGATACTAATTTAGTTCCAGCAAATATCAAAAATGGAGTAAATATATTCGGAATCACTGGTGTATATGAAGGCGGAAGTTCTACTACATCAGAACAAGTATTATTTGAATGTGATGCTACAGCTGAAGACACAGACATTGTCGAAGCTTATAGAGGTATAGTAAGAGTAAAGAACGATACTATATACAGTGATTTAACCACTTATGTATATGATTCCATATCTGCTGCTAAATATACAAATACAGGTAATAGTTTATCCGGTATTTATTATAAAAACAGTGGGGATAATAACGGTATCTATTTTACCACACCTGTAAATATAATATCCAATGAAGTAATGGTTTATATACATGGATATGTATCTCCATGGATTAGTCCTTTATTAAATTTAAACTTTATTCAAGCTGATTCTGTTGATGATATTGAAACAAAAATTAATAACTCCGACTTTGTATATATAAAACGAATTCAAATTTCTTCAGCCGCTAACTCTACGTATCAAAATATAAGTAAAGTTAAAATGTATTATGAGATGAACGGAATTAATGTTACCGGTGAACATTACTTGTATATCGGAATCCCAGCTACTGGTGGTAACGAAGCAGTAATAAATAAACTTATTATAATCAATAACTAAGGAGGTATTATTATGAAGAAGATTTATGATATTGATATATCTCCTATTGAGATTAAGCAAATCAATAATACTATATATAAAGTATTCTTTAGAGAAAATATAGAATCTTTAAATACAGATAAAGTAAGTTGTGATGAATATACAATATTGACTGAAAATTCAACTCCAGAAGAAACAGAAACAATTGAAGCTTTCGTAGAAGCTAATAAAGAAATTCTATTATCTTCTGCTATTGAACAGGATAAAATCAAATCTAATCAAAATAAGATTGAAGATATGCAAACTGGATTAACAAATACAGATTATAAAGTTCTAAAGAATCTTGAAAATTTTATGATCGGTATCCCATTTGAACAAGATTTATCTTCTATTTGTGCTAATAGACAATTGATGCGTGACTCTATAAATAATATTCAACAAGATATTTCTGATGATGATGACTTGTTATCTCAGGCTAAACAAAGAAAGATTAATGAGATTAGTCTTACTTCTCAGTCTATGATTATTAATGGTGTAGAATTTAATAGTAAAAGATATAGATTAAATACTACTGATCAAATTAATATGTCAGCTTTAAGTGCTATGGCTCAAATGGGTAATAAAGTTCCATATCATGCTGATGGTGAAATATGTAGAATATTTGAACCAGAAGAAATGGTACAACTTGCTCAGACAGCTACTAATTGGATTGTATATCACACTACTTATTTCAATCTTCTAAAACATCAAATTCTAGAATATGATAATTTGGAAGATGTAGAAAAAGTATATTATGGTACAAAGCTTAAAGACGAATATCAGCAAATTATAAATACTATCATATCTAATGGATCGACAACAACAGATACTACAGAGTCTGGTGGTGGCACTTTAAATGAATAAAGCAATCAAATATCTTGTCTTAGGATGGATAGGTGGAGCTGTATATGTGATTATGGAAATGGCATTTAGAGGAAGAAGTCATTGGACAATGTTTATCTTAGGAGCTATTTGCTTTATCTTATTAGGACTTATTAATGAAATATTACCTTGGTCTACGCCTATTGAAATACAAGCAATTGTTGGCTCTTGTATAATTACTACATGTGAATTTATAACTGGATGCATAGTAAATCTATGGCTAGGATGGAATATATGGGATTATTCTAATATTCCATTAAATTTACTAGGACAAATATGTCTTCCATTTAGTCTATTATGGGTAGCAATATCTATTTTAGGAATAGTGGTTGATGACTATATACGGTATATATGGTTTAATGAAGAAAAACCTCATTATACATCTATCATATTTAAAAGAAAGAGGTGATATATGTGCAAGTATTAACTCAACTCGATATGAATAAAAATCAAATTATAAATGTAATTGTTCATAAAGTATCTACAGATCCAGTTGCTTCTGCTAATAATGAAGGAATGTTTATCTATAATACAACTGAAGAAAAATTAAAATATTTTAATGGTGCAGAATGGGTAACTCTAGGAATCGGATCTGGTGGTGGAGTTAAAATTGATACTATACTCAATGATTCATCTACTAATAATAATGCTGCTGGTTCTAAAGCTGTTGTAGATTATGTAGCTACAATGCTTGCAAATATTGATACCGTTATTAATCAAATAAAAGCAGTATCTACAAACTCTGTGTTAATTGTTAATAATAATGGTAATATAAGTGGTATAAAAATAGATTCTGTGGTTACAGAAAGTTCTAATAACTTAGTAACTTCTAAAGCTGTATATAATGCTATTAAGAATATTACTGGTACAATTACAAAAACTAGTTATACTTGTCCAGCTATTACAGGTGTTGATAATAAATGTGTATGGGAAATAGAACTAGAACATACAGTGCCAGCAACCGTTCAAGTATATAACAGTGCTAATGAAATGGTTATAGCAAAGATTAAAGATAGTGCTACAAAAATCACTATTATATTTAATGGATTATCCAAAATAAATGCTAATCAATTTAAAGCAATAATCATATACTAATATATAAGGAGGTATTATATTATGAATGATAAATTCCCTAGTGTATTTATCGATAGTGATAAACCAGAGTTAGTTTGTGGTATTAAACAAGAAAAAGAATGCCCTTGTCAACCACCACAACCTAAAGAATATCATAGAGAAGAACCTGTAGTAAATAGACCTTATTCTGATATGCCAGTTCCAGGTCCATTTGTTCCAGATTATCAAGTTCAAGAAATTGGTGAAGCTTGCCCAAATCCAGTTCCTAATACTTATTTAGCTCCTGGTCATTGTCATCATAAGCCAGATCATGATTGCCACTGTCATCCAGATAGAAATCCTCATCCTATGGAATGGAATTGTGAATGTTGTGGTCCCTATGTGACAAAGCATGAATTAAATAGAATTCTTGCTCATATTGCAGAAGCTGATATTTTTAAAGATCTATCTGAAAATGGTACTACAGTTTCTGTTGGTGGTATTAAGAAGGGTACAAAATTTAATAAGCTTACTTTATCTAAGTTAGTAGAATTAATGTTATACCCAGAAATTAATATTGATGATGAAGAATATGCTTGTGAAACTCCTAGTGGTAGAACAGTTTTAAATTCTACAGTAAAACACGAAATGGGAGATCTTAAAGAAGGAGATTCTTTAAAAGGTATGACAATCTCTCAAATTCTAGAAGCTATGTTATGCGGAAAGAATTTATGGGGTACTTATCTATGGAAGTCTGATATTGTAGATGTAGAAGCAAGTACGACTACATTAGATGCTGAAGTATTATTCCCTGAACTTGTAAAAGATTACGATTGGAGACATACTTATGATCTCTTAGTAATTTGCAAGAAAGATGATAAATCTACAGAAGCTAATTATAAATATAACGAAATGATTGCTAATATTTATAATAAAGATCAGAAGACAAATGTTTCTATTGAAGGTGTACCGTCTGATCTTAAATGGAGCTATAATCCAGAAAGCAAGAAGATTACACTTCATACAGATACAGAAATTACAACTGCTATTTGTGTAGTATTAATTAGAAGATAAAATCTAGGAAGGGAGTAAAATCCCTTCCTTTATTTTTACTGATTTAACATTTCAATAATTATAAATGTAAGGAGATGTATAGAGATGAATACACCTAGTTTTATTAAAGTAAAAGATAATTCATATTTATTTGCAAATGAAGGTACGATGAAATTCTATATTCCAGAAAAATATTTCTCCAACAAGTTGGCTCAATTTGAAGGCGAATGTATTTCTCTATTTGGAATGTTTTCTTATGCTATTTTTGATAAGAATGACAAAGCTATTGGTAAATTACGAACCTTTAAATTTCCTATTTCATTTCTAACTAAGCCTGATGAAATAGAAATTGCAAAAGGTATTGTTCTTACTAGTAACAACAAACCATCTGATTATAGAATTCTTAAATATCATAAAGACGGTGTAGTTGTTGTAAACTATAATATTGCTGAAGATGCTGAAAATATTCAACGTTGGTACTCTGCTATTGATACAGGTGCCTTGCCGAATAACTTACCATATGATGAATTACAAAACTATTTTCTTAGAAATGTACAGTTGACTGGAAATAAGTATAGTGTTTCATTACAACTTATTGGAGTTGTAATTAGTGAACTTTGTCGTTCTAGAAAAGATATTAATTCACCTTTTAGAATGTCTGGATCTGATGATATGAATAATTATCAATGGATGTCCATTAAAGATATTCCAAAGGGTACTTCTCCATTCACTGCATTACAATCAGAAGAATGGGATAAAGCGGTTATTTCGTCTATCACATTGGATACTAACAAAGATAGTCCGTTAGAGAAAATTATGATGGATTGATGTAGCTAAGTTTTAACATAATGATAAAAGGTCATGTAGCCCAGCTATAACCTTATAATCAAATAATATATAAGATTAACACACACATTTTGAAAATTTATTCTATAAAAAGGAGGATAAAACATGAGTAGATATCCAGGCACTCAGTTTAAAGTGCATGATAATTCTCAGGCTACTGCAATTGTACCGGTATCCAATACTAACATTGCTGATGCTGTACAATACTTAACATCCTTTGCGTCTGTTAAGGGTCCTGAAGGTATTACTCTTACCGCTGGTGAAGATTTCTATACCAGATATGGTACTCAAGACAATATTGATTTCAAGAAATATGGACAGCCATTATTTCAGGCTTCTATGAACGTAAACAACGGAGCTGCTCTGTTGGCTAAGAGAGCTGTATTAGATGATGCAACTCTTGGTAACGCAACTCTTAGTGTTGTACTTACCAAATATAAAGATGGTATTATTACACCTGATACACAATATTCTGATCTAATCGGTAAAATCGATTTTATTGAAAATGGACCTTCTAAGTATTCTATTGCTCCTATGGTATTTAGTATTGATAACAGTAATGGTTACAAGTTTGCTAATACTTTAGTTAATGAATATAAAGAAAAATATGATTTATATAAGGAATTTATTGAAGATGTAATTGCAAATGATAATACACCTGATAATAAATTCTTAAATAAGTTATATCCTAATAGTGCTGAAGAAGGTAAAGACAATAGTACAGATACAATTCTGAGTGGTTTTACCCAGTCCATTTATTATACTGAAGATGGTAAACTTGTAGATGTAAATAAGTCTGGTAAAACTTCTGTACGTAAGGTAAGTTCAATCACTGTAGGTCCTTGTAATACTCAACAGAACACATACTCTAGTAACTTTGATGCAAAATTAAGTATTATTGATAATGGTGAAGGAGTTGAGGGTACTGCTATTGACTCTAGTACAGACAAGCCTACTGGTTGGACTCTTTATAAGCTTGGTAAAAATACTGGAGATGATAGTGCTACTGTTAGATGTGCATTTAATAAAGATGCAACAGAAGTAACTTATAAAATTCCAGTATCTAAGGCTGTTCCAATTAGCAGAATTATTGTTGCTGACAATGAAGAAAAAGCTAAACCTGAATTAGCTGATATTGTTAAAAAGCATCCTGAATGGAATGATGTAAATACTTTTAATTTGGATACAGCAGAAGAATATGCAATTGTTATTGATAAATCTGTTGCTTCAGCAGATGTTGTTAACAAAGCTGGTTATACTTCTACATCTCGTTTAATGAATGACTTAATGATCAAGAAGAGTAAATACATTATCTGTGAATATGTATTCCCAATGTTTACTATCTTTGATAATGGTCGTGGTGAATCTATTAAGTCTATTGCTATTGAATATGATGCTGCATCTTCTGTAACTCTGAAGAAAGCTCTATATACATTATCTGTATATAACTATGCTACAGCTAAGAGATTAGAAAAGTTCAACTTCTCTCTGAATCCTTATGCTCGTAATAATAACACAGGTTATTCTTTCGATATCGAATCTTCTGTAAACTATAATTCTAAACAGATTTCTGTTAAGGAATATTATGAGTCTTATGATGCATTACTTGAAACTTTACAGTTAATTTTGGGATCTAGAGATGATAAGGTTGTTGAGAACTATGATATTCTGTTTGGTCATAACATGAATGGTTCTTATCCAGCATTTAATTCTTATCCTGTTTCTAATATCTTAAAGAGAAACACATATATTTATGACTATGCACATCTTGATGTGTTTGACAATGACGTAATTACTGTTAATACATTCTGTGATAGTGATAATATGACTGAAGTAGGCAATGCAAATGTTAAGTATTATTACTATAACTATATCAGACAACAGAAGGCATTACTTGAAAGACTTGAAATGGGTTCTGATGGTGATTGTTTAACTAGAACCAACGATACTGATCCTAATAATAATCTTAAGGTTCCGTTTATCGTAATTGATACAAGCGATAATACAAAGGCTAGTGGTGCTTATTCTACTGCTGATCTTGTTGAATTAACTGGTCAAAAGAATGGTTCCTTCATTTCTGATTCTTCTGAGCATGGTCTTACTTCTGTGCCAACTGTTCCTTCTAACTTCTGCAAGGTTAAGTTGACTGTTCGTAAGGCAACTATGTATACTCCAAATGATCCTACTGATAAATCTGGAGCATCTACGGGAACAGAAGTATATATCTCTGATAATGAATTAACTAGAGCAAGAACAGATATTATTGTTACTACTAAGCCAACAACTGTTACTAAAACATGTTATGTACTTAGCAATGACGATGTAACATCTGTTGATGTGTATATTCCTCTGTCTACTGATTATATGTATCAGGAGCAATATAGACGTTTCTTCTCTGGTGAATTTGACAAGGATATCTTCAATCTTGATATTTACTTCCCTAATGCAGTATTCGATGCTAACTATGCTAATACTGTAAAACTTGCTATTCAAAGACTTGCTGCTTACAGAGGCGACTTTATGTGCTATATGGACATGGGCGTTGGTAAAGTAAATAGCTATGCAGACTGCTTTGAACTAGTTCCTTCTACCGCTGGTGGTATTGAACTTACAGAGGCTGGCAATTCTTATAGCTATGTAAGAGATATGCATATTGCTGTTACATGCTTGTCTTATAAGATTCGTAACCCATATGATAACAAGGTAATTGCTGTAACTGCAACATATGGTTTATCTAATCTATATATCAACCATTTCGCTAATGATGCTAGTAAGGTATTCGCTGGTATTTCTAACGGTATCACTATTAATAATGCTATCAATGGTACTATTAATTATATCCCGAAGATCTATCCTACTAGTGAAATGACTTCTCTAAATAACATTGGTGGTGTATATCCATCTGATGATGAAACTATCATTAATGAGAAACAGCTTATGTGTGATTTAAAAGTTAACTATGGCTGCTATTACGATGATAGATTCTCTATCGAAACTGAATATACTATGAACGCTACTGAATCTGAGTTCTCTTATTGGAACAACGTAGCACTTGTATGCTTAATGATGCAGGCTATTAGAAAGGCTTGTCCGTCTGCAAGATATCAATTTATCACTGCTAACGACTTGTCTGTTTACAAGACTGCTGTTGAAGCTGCTATGGAACCTTGGAAGAACAAGTTTGCAAATATCAAGTTCAAGTATGTTCAAGATGAAGCTGCTATTGAAAACAAGATCTTCTATGCTGCTATTGAAGTTGTATTTAAGCCATTTGCTCAAGCTGAAATCTTCGAGTTAAGTGCACTTAACTACTCTACTTTATCTGGCAACATTACAAACGTCTAAGGAAAGGAGGAAGTAATTAATGGCAATCTCTAATACTGCTACTTCTGTAGCTACTAAAGGTGCATTTAAGGGATTAAAGACTCCTAGAGAACTTTTGAATTATAATCTTATGAGAGGCGTTACTGACTTTAGTAACCTCAAACAATGGGATCTATATGAAAAGGGTTATCCATTCTTGGTTGTTGTTTCTATTCCTGACTTTTTAAAAGACTTATCTGCTAAGGATGATAATGTAAAGGTTATTATTAACAACTACGTTCATATCCTTGAGAATGACTTCCGTGGTATTGACAATATCGATAACATTACTGGTGAAGCAGCTGGTGAAATCACAAACGGTATCAGATCTATCCAGTTAATCAATAAGGTTACCAAGGCTTCTAACTCTAACTTCTCGTTACAGTACTATGAACGTTCTGGTTCTATCCTTACAAAGGCTCATGAGCTTTATTTAACTGGTATTAAGGATCCAGATACTCAGGTTAAGCATTATCACGGTCTAATCGATGACTGGGTATTCAAGGGTGAAGATGGCCCTAACCATAGTGGTAGTGATCCTGGTCCTCACAGAGAATGCTTTACATTTATGTATTTCTTAACTGATAATACAATGACTAAGATCGAACGTGCATTTTTAATTGCTGCTTGTCAACCTACAACTGCAAACTATTCTGATTTATATTCTGGTAACAAGGGTGATATCCAGTTTGCTGAAATTGCTCTATCGTTTAATGGATTCTTCATTAACAACGATTATGTATATCAGAAGGCTCAAGATATGTTACTAGCTATGCGTAATCCTACTAACAAAACTGATACTAGAATTATTGTCGATAGTAACAACTTCAGATACAATGCAATTGCTAATGCTGGTATTGATGCCAAAAAAGAAAATGATAAGTTTGCTACACCTGGTTATTGGAGTGAAGCAGCTGGTAACGCTTCTGCTAATCTTGAAAAAATGGATACCGTCATTACTAATCAATCCGCAGTATTCTCTGATACTACAGATGCACCTGGTGGAAATAATAAAAAAGGTGACACTAATGGTGATGTAGATATGTATAGAAACGTTGTAGCTTCTATGATTGATAAAGAACACTTAACTAACGACACTTATAAAACTAGTGGCGACAAGTAATTAAAAATAATTCCCAGATGGATTAGATTCCATCTGGGATCTTTATTATTGTTCCTGATTATCATCATTTGTCGCCGCAGCAACATGTTGTTTTGCCTTATGTGCAATATCTTCAAGCTCTTGAATATTAAGATAAGATCCAAGATTATACTTATTAATTTCACGAATAACTTCATTTTTAATTGGATCTTGTTCATCTGGATCAAGAATCAATTGTGCAACACTTTGAGAATATTCGTTTACATTAGTCATCATCTGGTTAGTATTTGTAATATTTAAGAACATTGGTGGCGGTAATACTACAGATAACTGAATGTTATCATCAAACTCATTATTATAAATCTTATTAAATATACGAGTAAGATTCTTCTGATATTTACTTTGACGATTATATACTTTTCTTAAAAACTTACTAGAAGACATAGTTAACTGAGAAGAATAATCTACAGAATTACGCATCTGAATCATTTCCATAGGAACATCTGTGCTATTAACAGCCATTTCTTCAAGAGATGTCATAAACTCAGTTTGCCATTCTACTTGTTGACCTTGCATAACTTCAAAATCAATAGGAGCCTGACCACCTGGACTTCTAGGAATAATATAATCATTAAACATACCAGTTATATTCAAGATATGGTTAATATTCTCAATCTGTCTAATACCAAAGTTACCTTTCTTAATCTGATTGATAGTATTAAGTAATGTCTTTGAAATATTAGTATCTACGGTTTGATTTACATAATATACACGTTTATCTTGTGCTCTTGTCATGTTCCAAATAGAATGCGTAATATACATAGCACAGTACAATGTTGCTGGGAACATTGCTTTATCTAGATCAGAAATACCTCTATGAGTATCTTTGTTCATATTAAAATATACATGTTCCATATCATCGGGTGGAATAAATGTAACTCTAACCTTATTCATATGAGAACTGTTATTATCATAATTATATTTAAGAACTGTATAAATTTCATTTCTTAAATCTTGATTGGCGTTAATAAACTTAGCATCAATAAAATTAGAAATCTGATTAGCAAGAAATCTAATAATAGTATTCTGCTTATTAGATTGATCTAGCATACTATTTGTAGAAAGAATAGAATTAGATCCTTTTAAAGACATTGTAGGATCTTGCATCTTATCGTAATCACCTACTGGATTATAAGGACCATCCACTTCAATATAATAATAACCAAAACAATACTCTTCAATATAGATAGGAATAACATGTTTACGTTCTAATACCTTTACAATAGTACCAGGTACATTAATAAACTTATCATCCTTTGTCTTTCTCTTAGCAGTGTTCTTATCTACTAATCCATCTTGTCCTCTATCATCAAATCCTTCAAATGACAAATCATCTTTAATAGTCTTCTGAAATCTTCCCTTTACAACATCACGTATATTTTCAGCTGATTCAAGGATTGTTTCTTCAGAAAAATTTGCACCTTCATAATTCAATGACATTTCGTTCAATGATTGACAAGCTTTTTCAAATCTCATTGTATTTTCTACTACAGAGTTAATTACACCAGTATAACATTCCAATTCAATATTATCCAATCCAGTCTCTTTAAACATTTCTGGAGTAATATCTTTTGGCAATTCATCCATTTGAATATTACCTGATTCTGTTATAATAGTAGATTCTTTGATATCTAATTCAGCACGAGTATTATTCTTTTGCTTTAATAATCTAGCTACTGCCTTCTTATATGGTACAACATAAACAAATGCTTCACCATACTTAGACGCTTGTTCATAAATCTCATCTGTTAAATCTTGGAACTTATAAGTTTCTTTAATAAACTTAATATGCTCATTATATGTTTCAGAATCATTTGTGATATTTGATGAAGTGATATTAATATAATCTTTAGAAAAATGGTCTGCTGATAGCACATTGTCTTTTCTAGTATCTAATGCCTCTTGCAATCTTGGCATGTATTTTAGAATAGTATCAATCTTGTTATCATAATCAAATACAGTAGTTGTATTATTGATAAATCCCATTAATCCAGCTTCTATAACTTGACTATCATTAATAAGAGATTCTAAACTTTTACCAGATTCTTTATCACCAGGCTTTAAATTACTACCTTGCCGCTGCATTCTAGAATATAGAGTGCTCATAGTTCCTTTACCTGTATTATCCATATTAACAGAAACTATGTTATCTATAGAAGAGTCAAGTTTAGATTTAATAGATTCAAGATCTTGTTTATTAGAAGGCTGTGAATAATATGTCTTACTATATAGATTATCTAAGTTATTTTGAATGGTATTGGAAAGTCTATTAATAATACCACTAGATGATTTTTTCTTATCATCTTTTTTAGCCATATGACTACCTCCTTTTATAATATTAATAGATTGTTGATTTGATTAGTTTTTGTCATTTTGAAATAATTAATCAATTTAGTTATATATAATTATAGTGAATAGAAGATAGATTATAGGCTATTATTATAAAAGCTATTCGGTCTGGATGCTCGGA